TTCTTTTTCCTAAGTGTATTTAGATAAAAACTATATTGCATATCTTTATCTAAGAAAGAGTATTTATTCATCTCATTGGCAAACATAATGCAATCGAGATGACCTGATAAACAACGATTAATAATATAAGGAGGATAATCTTTTGCCACCGAAGGATCTTCCTCAATAAGATTATTCTTATTAAAGTTAATTGAATTAAGCCAATCTTTAAGTTCTGTCATTTGCGAATAAAATTAATATTAATATTTGTTCTAAACAAAGTATTAGTTTGCATTACTGTCTGATGGAGCATATGGGATGGAAAAATCAATACCCTATTTCTTTTACTCTTAACCATTCTACCATAATTTTTAAATTGAGTGGCTCCATTACTATCTTCCAAATAAAGTAAAAGAGTAAAAATACTTTTCTTATATCCATCAATATCTTTCCACTCTTCAAAATCATCAGAATGATACCCCATTCCTCTTTTTAAAAAAGAAAATGGAAAGGACTTAGTTTTTATAAAAAGATTTATTCTTGATCGAATTATTGCTACGCCAGATGCAAATTTCACATGATAAGGACCCATAATCATGGGGAGAAATTCAGATGGTAAGTTCTGCCCATCCTTTTCCATTTTAGGATGCATGAATTGAAATTGCCAATCCTTCAATGAATTAGGATTTGATTTAGATGATAATGTCCATGGAATATCTGATCTAACATAATCATAGATTTTTACAAACTCAGATTCGGAAAGATAATTATCAATAACAGTAATATCATTTTTCACCAAATTCAGTTGTACCCTCACTATAAAGTTCCTTCAAATTAACCACAGATATAGTTCCATCTATATCATCTTCTATAGCAGGATTAAGATCAGACCACACATCGGATGCTACTATAGGAGGATTTTCTGCTAATGCTTCAATCATTTCTGGAGGTAAATGATCTACAGTTTGAGATGCCAATGTTGAGTATGGATCAATATCTTGCATTAATGCATCAGCATCTCTTCTCAAATTAGCATACTTATCATCCGATTGTGCAAACTCTTGTTCTTTTTTAGTTGTATAATGGCAAATAACAGGATAAAAATACTCTTGATGTTTTTGTTCTATCCACCCATGAGTCACGTCCTGAACGGCAAATAAACCCCCTACAGCACCAATCCTACTCAAGATAACCCACATAACGTATTCATCCAATATACGTCGATTTGGAATAGGAACAAAGACTTTATTAGTAGTAACCTTATCCATCAAATCGATCATATCATCTAATGACTGAGCAATCAATTTATGAACACTTTCATTAAATAACAAAACACCCATACAAAATTTATACATGGGAGCAATTCCTCCCAAATCATATATCCCTACATCAACCATATCTAACTGTTCTCTTATATTTCTTCCACCACCAGTATTGGGATCATGACGGAATCCCATCTCCTCTCTACCATATACCTGACACGTACAATAAGTATCAAAGATATATTGAACATCATCATAAAAGATGACATCAGAATCAACATAAAGAATATTATAATCCTTTTCAAAATACTTTAGATTACACCATCTATGAATAAACAAATGCTCATGATTAAACCCCTCTACAAAAGGAACAACCTTTACTGAATATTCACTAGTGAAATGAGAGGGAACAATAGAAGGATCGCTACAAAACAAATAAACAGGTATTTCATTATTAAACTCCCGAAGTGAAGAAATACTATGGTCAAAGCGTTTCATCTCATGATCATTAATATGAACATGAGGACTTACTTTATATGAATAGAAAATAATATTAGGATAATTATTTTCTCTACAACGAAGACTATCTAATTTTTGACGTACTGTTTGTTTCATTCAACCAATCCCTCTTTCTTTAATTTACTATAATTATAACATCCATCAAAATTTAATTTAATCTTGGGACCATAATTCATCAATAACAATTCCTTCCTTTCTTTTTGATTTCTCATATATTCACCAACAGAACGCATTGTATAAGTTAAATCAAACTCAGATGCATTCCAATTCTTGAATCTATCTCTGACCAACTGATCTGAATTATAACTAATCATCATATCAATTTTATATTTATCACAATCCCCCGCAAACTTATCATGATCAAATCCCTTATGCATAGATCCTTTCCTACCATAAAGATTATCTTTAATATCATAAGGAGGATCTAGATACATAAACAATCCATCATGAACATCATTTTCCATCAAATACTCATATGAAAACTGATTAATATGCCAATGTGAAATTATATTAGAATATCCAGGTAACTTTTCAATTCCTCTCATAGAGAAATTAGAAATAGATGCTTGTTGTGAAAAGGAAGAACCCTCAGTCAATCCACTAAATGAACACTTATTAACAATATAAAATGCTGCAGCTCGTTCTATAACATCAAGACTCTGATTATTAATTGCTTCCTTAGATTCCAAGAAAAGTTCTTTAGCAGTAACTGGTTCTGAATGGGTAGACTTATATAACTTTAACTTCTCTGTTAATTCATCACCAAACTGCTGTAATTGTACCCAAAAATTAATAAGTGGTTCATACAAATCATTAACCGTAATCTTTAAGTGAGGATACTTCTTTGCTATATGAATAGCTACACTTCCCCCACCAAGAAAAGGTTCTCTAAACTCAGTATAGTTACTTAGATCTGGAAAATATTGATCCATTTTGGTACAAGCACGAGACTTTCCACCAGGATACCTTAAAGGGGTTTTCAAAGATTTCATCATGTTAATTCCTCAATTTTGTCTCTCCAATACTGACGATCTTCTTCTGAGATCCAAGGGTTATCCTTGTGAACCCATGCATGTTGTAACCATTCTTGTTTAGTCCAATCCCTTCTTGGTTCCTTAATGTAGTCTTGTAAACTCATTATTACCAATCAGGATAAGAAGATATATTAGAAATATAATCGTATATAAGACTCCACCCAAACTCAAAGGTTTGACCCATTTCATCTTGAAGATAAAACGGAATATTAGGATGCATCATCTTTGCTCTATAATAATGAGCAACTACGTTACAATCATCATCAATATGACGTTCTTTTTCCAATTCTTCTTCAGTCATTTGGGTAGCTTACGATTAAAGTTCCAATGGTCAAATTTTACATAAAGATGATAAGGACAGCAAAGACATTTTTGAACAAAGTATTCCAAAAATATTAAAGGGATAATAACATAATCAATTCCCTTTAACTTAGTCATCATCATGATCCCAAGGATCAGCTAATTCTTTATTACCTGGACCAAAAGAAAACCAAATACCTGCTCCTACTCCTCCAAAAAGGATAGCAATAGCAATAGCAACTATTTGTCCCGTAGGTCCAAGTCCTGGATAATTACCATGAGGTATAATATTAATTAGAATCATTGAGATATTGTATGGGATTTCTTAATTCATCTTCCCATGCCTCTGGTAGAGCAGGAGGATAATCATGTAGTTTTTCCACTTCTATTATAACAGTATTAATAACTCTATCAAAAGATTTAGCCATTCTGCGATAACCAGAACCTACATATAACTGGCCAGCAAATACTGATAAAGTTGCAGCACCCCAAAAGATATAGTAGAACCTACTCTTTACTTGATGTCTTTGTTTTTTAGTTAGTTTTTTAATCATGCCGGATGTTCAAATTGTTCAGTAACTACGGTTTTAACAGGACCATCATCTGTATACACACAAACATGATGAATCCGAATAGAATCCTTCTCCATTATTTTAACATCAACCTTACCATCTTTGCAAGAAACTACAACCGTTCCACTACCCGTCCACTCTTCAGGATCCTCAAAATACTTATAAACCGGATAAGGATCACGAGTCTTAGCAGATGCTACTACTCTTACATTTTCTGTGCTGTTCATTTTTAAGTTGCCTCTCAAATTCAAATTTTAATGTAGTTAATGGTTGAATGAGAAATGATTCCCATTCATTATCCTTGATTAAATCCTCAAGGTGTGCAACATGCTCTAAAGCATATACTAATTTTGTTTCTTCATTCATCCTTGGCATCAACACCCCTCAGAATCATGAGTATACTCTTCTTCATCACTAGAGATAATATCATCTAATACACATATACTATAAAGTGCCAGATTATGATGTGCCATAGCATTATCAGCTTCCTGATTTTCTTGACGATCTACAATCGACACTACCTTATCAACACAATATCCCGCCTCTCTTACTTTCTCTGCTGCTTTAATTGCTGACTCTCCTGTAGTAATTACATCTTCTAGTATAACAACTTTAGACTTTTCTGGCAATACCGGACCCTCTATCCATACACCTGTACCATGACCTTTAGGTTCTTTACGAACAATCAACCCACCAGTCAATCTACGATTCCATAAATGAGATGCCATAGCAACACCACTGACAAGAGGATCAGCACCTAATGTAAGTCCAGCAACTGCTTTAACATCATCATCGATACAATCTAACATTAAATTAGATACCAAATCTAAACCCCTTCCCGTAAGAATAACTGGTTTACAATTTACATAATGCTCACTAATTTTTCCAGAAGAAAGTCTAAACTCCCCATTACGATATGCATAGGTTTTTAATAAAGATAATAATTGTTCTCTCATTGTTTTATCTCAGAAAGGTGGTAACACTAACTAAACGTCTATCTTTGGAAGGAGGGAAAGAATAATGCAAACCATTAAAAAGTATAACATCATCTTCCTTTCCCAGATACTTTTCCCCCTCAACTACAGTATAACCATTTTGAGGATTACTTAAATAAATTAATAAATTCTCATGTGGCCAATGATGATCATAATGAGGAAGATCAGGCAGTCCTTTCTCAGTAGGATGTTCACAATTAACACTCATACGATAGATAGTTTTTATATCAATTTTATTATACTTTAATATCTCAGATACTACTTGATGAAAAAGTGAAATATATTGAGAATTTTTTTCAGGATATAAAAATTCATTTGAATCAGGTCCTTTTAAAAAAGTATGAGTATAATATCCATGATTCTCATGCTCATCAGTATCTTCATTAGATCTATGCAACATATTTTCTAACACACCCGCTTGTGTAAACGAGGAATCTTTATAATCAATTGCACAAGTTTCTTGCCAAAACCAAGGAAAATTAGCACTTTTAACTAAAGATTTAAAATCTTGATAAGATGGTGTTAATGGATTATTTAATTGGTGAAGGTAAGTTTTCATTTGAATTTACACTCCACCATAATTTCAGTTAAACATGCTAGCATATTTATTTCTTGATCTGCTACAAATGCTACCTGATATTGATATTTCGCAATAATAAGAACGGCAGCAGGTATAGTAGCAGAAACCAAGGACTCATAAAGAGCATCATAGATACGACGAAAAAGTACACTAGAGTCATTATCCATATTGGCAACCACCCATTTACGTACTTCAAGAAAATTCTTTTCCTTAAGATTTTTAATGAGATCATTTACCTTTACGTCTGAGAAATGGGCGAGAATTCCACTGTCAATTTTTCCCCCGACAGAATATCTTTGACATTCGTTGAGGATCCTCCTCCAATCGGGGAAGTGTTTGTTGATAAGTTGAACGAGCACATTCTTATCACTTTCAATCCGTTCTCCGTCCACAATGGATAACAATCGTTTGAAGAATTCTGCTTGCAATATAGGTTTTTGTTTTGCATTTACAGAAAACTCAACGACGGCACAACGACTATGGAGTGGTTCGATGATTTTGTTTTTGTAATTACAGGTGAAGATAAATCTACAATTACCGCTAAACTCCTCAATAGAGGCTCTAAGAAGGAGCTGTACGTCGGGAGTGGTATTATCTGCTTCATCAATAATAATGACTTTATGTTTTGCTTCTGATGAAAGAGAGACCGTTGAAGCAAAATTCTTTGCGTTGTTACGCACAGTATCGAGAAATCTTCCTTCATCGGAACCGTTAATAACATAAACATCTACTCCTAATTGATTACATAATGCTTTGGCAACTGTCGTCTTACCACATCCCGCAGGACCAGCAAGAAGAAGATTGGGAACTTCTCCTTTATCTAGGAAGTCAAGAAAAGTCTTTTTAGTAGATTCTGGAAGAATACAATCTTCAATTGTCTTTGGTCGATACTTTTCAACCCAAAGAAAC